GAGATCGCGTCGATGATCGACTGCAATCCACGGACCGACGTTGCGCCTGCGGATTCGTGCGCGGAGATTGCAGAACGCAACACCGAGACAGCCGACCAGATCGAGGCGTCATTGATCGAGGCGTTGTTCGACGCTACGCTCGCCGCCTGAGAAGCCGCATTCGCCACCGACAGGGCATTGCTCGCGGCAGTCGAAACAATGCTGACCGCCTGCGAAACAATGCTGATGCGGTTAGATAGAGAACTTATCCCTTGGCTCACCACGCTGTTCAACTGGCTCACTACGCTGCGAATGTCGCTATTCACGCTGGCGAGGTTCGCACTCACCACGTTGACCGCCGCCATGATCGAGGCATGGTCCACCGAATTCTGCTGCGACAACACCGACACGAGGTTGCGAACCGACTCGTCGCCTGCCGAGACTTCCGTGCTGGTGACGCTGCCGCCGCCACCACCGAGCGGCGCTTCCGCACTGATGCGGCGCGACAGCGCGTTGATGATCGACTGCATCCCACGAATCGACGTACCGCCAGCAGACTCGTGCACCGTGATCGCGGAGCGCAGCACAGATACCGCAGACCAGATCGAGGCATCGTTGATGGAAGCATTGTTGCTCGCGGCACTCGCGGCGTTGGATGCCGCATTCGCCACGCTCAGCGCATTCGATGCCGCATTCGAGACAATGCTGATCGCATTGTTGATCGAAACGTGAGCGGCCGAGTTCGCATTCGACAGAGCGGACACCGCTTGGCTCGCGGCGTTCGCTACTGAGAGCGCATTCGACGCAGCAGTCGAGACAATGCTTATGAGGTTACGAATCGAAACGTGATCGACTGAATTCGCTTGCGACAGCGCCGACACGGCGTTGCTGACCACGTTGATTGCCACCGAACGTACCGATGCCTCGTTCGACACGGCGTTCGACACAACATTAACCGCCGCCATGATGGACACATGATCAACGGAGTTCGTCTGTGACAAAATCGACACGGCATTTGACACCGCATCGATGCTCGCTTGACTAGGAACGCCAGAAAGCGTGTGTACAGCGTTCCAATGTGACGGTAAAACCTCGCCTGCCGCTGCCGCAGCGGGATCATCGGCAATTACGACGTTGAAAGTGTGATGTACGCTCGCCATTTAACTCAACTCACGCCGATTACGGCGGTTTCACCGGGCGGAGGCAGCTCAATGCGAAACGGAGCGTTGGTAGAACGCACCGATTCGCCGAAATCGACCACTGAAACGGCCATATTGTCCTTCGACGCGTTGTAAATGAGGCCGTAGCGCGCCGAAAACGTCGAAACTGGCCAAATTGGGTCTTCAGACCAGTCGATGAAGGCCACTTTGCCTGCCAAACCGCAGTGAAAGCCCTTCAGCATGATGCCTCCGGGCGTATAACCCATGCCTACGATCTCATTTGCAGGTGTGTAGGCACGAGTTTGGGGTCCAAGATCGGCTCCTTCACCGTACAACGCCATGAAGAAGGTGTCCTGCGCCATGCTTTGCAACCATGCGAGCTTCGCAACGCCGCAAGTTCCGGGTGTGCAGGCCATCAGTTGAAGATAAACGTAACGGTTCCGGTGGCACCGCCGTTGAAGTCCGCGTAGATGCCGTTGCGTACCGCAATGGGTGTGGCAAGATTGCGAGACGTGCCAGCGGCGGTGCCAGAGGGGATAACGTCGATGATCGTGCCCGAAGCAGCCGAGGCGTTGTCGTAGATGATGATCGCGCCCACTGCTGTAACAGTAGTCACGATGTAACCGACGTATGCGCCATCTACGGCACTAACAACACCCGCCGTGGTACGGGACAGTTTTTTCTCTGCGTTTGACATGTGCTACTCCTTCTTGGGTCCGGTGCTCAAGGCACGTAGCTGTTGGTCCTGTGTCTTCGCTTCAGTCGGCTTCTCGGGCGTGCGCTTGCCGCGGGTCTTCATGCCCGTCATCTTGCCGTTCTGGTCGTACTCCATCTGGTAGTCCTCTTGCGCTTCCGCTTCCGCCTGCTCGACCGCTGCCCGCGCTGCCTGCATCTGCCGGATTTCCTCGTCCGAGGGCACGATGCGGTCCTGCGGCATTTCAAGCCCCTTCACAATCTCGCGCATGAGCGCAGCTACACCTTCGGGCTTGACTACTCCCATCTGCATCAACGCAGGCACCTGCTGCATGAACTCAATGCGGCGCTGATTCAGCAGTTCCTTCAGCATCAGGCCGCTCGCTCCGCGCGCCCTGATCTGAAGGTCACCTTTGATTGATTCATCAGGATCGTTCAGCATCAGGAAGTTGTATAGCCGCTCCACCGTCGGTACGATGAGATCGGTGTCGATGTTATTGGCGACGTTCTTGATGCCCTTGTTCGCCGCATTCATCAACATGGACAGTCCTGCCGCGGTACGACCAGCGCCACCCACGGCGTTGTCGCCCAGCATGTAGCGTGGGATGTTGCTGTACTCGTCCGCAAGCACAGCGAACTTCTCATACACGTTCATCAGCGATTCGGCGTTGGACTGCGGCTGGAAGAACTCAATTGGCTTTTGCGAGCCACCCACCAGATCGCGAACGAACTGGAAGATTTTCCACGGCCGCAGACTCGTGATCGTTTCACCCGGCGGCAGGCGTGAGGCATCCAGCCCCACCATGGGGCCGCTCGCAATCGCCATGTTATTCACAAGCGAACGGGCAGCGGCATTACAGACCTGACCAATATCGCGCAGCTGCTCGGCAAGCCCTTCACCGTAGATGGTGCCGGGAATCTTGACAAGGCTGGTGATACTGAACGGGGTGCGCGCGAGCGGGTCGGCATTGAGCATCGCCTTGATGACGAACTGGCCGACTACCCACACGTTGCACGGGTACTCAAGGATCGGATCGGGCACTGCCATGGGGTCCATGCCCCAGTCGAGCAACATCTGGCCTTGCACCGACCCCCAGTACTCAATGGCGTCGATGGTCGGAGAAACGGTCTGGTCATGCCGGAAGCTGCCGCCTTGGGTGATGGTGGCTTCCTGTGAGTCGACTGACAGCCACTCGTTCAACCCGCCGCGGCCATACAGGTCAAGCACCTGCCTGATTGCGTCGGTGTCGAAGCCCGGTATCTCAAGCATCGCCACCAGATCGGAACGGAAGAGCTTGTGGCGCTGGATGACGAAGCCATCGTTGACATGCACCGCGTTGGGCGCGGGGTAGAACGATAGTGGGCTGACCCGTTCGAACTGGTACTGCGGAGTGTTTGAAACCTGCGCTGTGCGCTCGGCGGTCATGGGGTCAGTCACCCACTGCACCCGGCGCTTCATCCTGATCACCGGCCCCTTCAGGACGCATATCTTGAAGGTAGTGATATCGGTCAGGCACTCATCGAGCGCCTTGTAGAAGCCGCCCTCTACCAGTAAGTCATCGACCTTCTTCGTTGCTCTCTCGGCCCTATCCCGGGCGCGTTGCAGAACCTCGGCGTTCGCCTTGTCCATGAGCTTATCGCGCGCCTGCTGCAACTCCTGCGGCGAAGGCGCGGTACCCGTTGTCATGGCGTAGGCCATGGCTTGCGAGTCCAGCTGCTGGTTCACCAGCGGCTCGATCTCTTCGCGCAGTTCTGGAACCGGAGTCGGGTCAAGCGTCCAAGGACGCTCAATGTTGAGGTAAATGTCCTTCAGCCAGCTCTGCGCGCCCCGCATCTTGGTCGAGGCGATGCGCATGTAGACCTGTGACCCGCCCATCTTGTTGATTTCGGCCAAGATCGTCGGCTCATACTCCCCCGAGCGCATGCGAAGCGCATTGAGCATGTCCGTCTCGTGGGATTGCCGCGCCGTGTCGGCGTGGTCAAAGCAACGCCGGACGAATCCGGCGAGGTTGATGATGATGGGCTGGTCTTGCTTGGAAGATGCAGCGGCTGTCTCAGCTGCGATCAGCTGCTCATTACTAAGTACGCGCACCAACGCTTGCTGTTGGTTGGCCATGTGTAAGTGCCCACTGACGTAACGGCGGGGAGGCTACGCCAAAAAAACCCCCCACGCAAGCAAGCGCGTGAGGGGTGGTGTAAGGCGGGTGGAGAAGGGAGGATATCTCCCCACCCGCAGCCGAAGGAGAAAGGGTAAGCCCCCAGCCACCCCCAGTTTACGTCCAACCGACTGCTGACTCAATCACTACCGGTCTAGCGTGCTGATTCAGGTGCTGCGGCGCGCCACCTGTGTACATGCAAAGATACATAAACGCGTCCGCGATGTGCGACCAATTATTCTTCTCAGGCGTATCTTTGGTTTCCCCGGCGGTGAACACGCCCGTCATCCTTTTCTTCTCGTAGCGGTAGCCATGGGCGAGCGCCCCTTGCAGGTAGGGCGTGTGGGGGTCCAACAGGATTTTCGGCTTGCCGTTCACCTGCCCCGCGAACCAGTTCTCAGCTGCGTTGATCCGGGGTTCCAGTCTGTCCGACGGGGCGGTGTGCACGGTGAAGTAGCGCGCGAGGATATCGTAGGCCGTGACCTCGTTTGCCTGCGAGCGCTGGGTGATCGATGGGTCCGCGACCACGATGGGCCGCGCATGGGGAAAGCGCGTGCGAATGTAGGGCAGCAGGCGTGTGGTCACGAACCGGTCCATCCCCATCGATTCAGTCGACTCGGTGTAGACCTCGCCCACGATGTTCAGCTGTTGCAGGTAGGTGCGCTGACCGAACACGGCCGCGGGCTTCAGCCCCGCGTCCATGCCGATCAGTAGCGGCTGCTCGCCACCCCA